ATGAGGAAGTTAAGGCGGAAAATGAAGGTGATGAAGCCCCTCCAAAGCAACCAGAGGACGAACCTAAGAAGTCACGCGCAACCAGAGCGCGTTAGTGACCTTTATCGTCATATTGATAAAATTGGTGACGAGTATGCGAGGGCGTTAAAGCGGCAAGTTGTTAAAATGAGGCGGATTTTAATAGGGGCTTATCGCACTAAGATAGCCCCTATAATCCGCAGATACGAAGCCGAAAAATCTAAGGTGGAAAAACTCGCCACTAATTCTGCTGATGAAGAATTAGAGAAGATTTTAGAGCGTTATTCTGGCTTAATTGCAGTGGAGATTGCCGCGGTTTTATATGCTATGGAAGCCCTGTTTGAGCCTCAAGCTATCGGAGATATTGTCAGCCGTTTTACCTCTGCCGTTAGCGAAGCACAACGGCGCATTTTGTTGGCTGAAATGATGGAAGAGATAGGATATATTAACCGTGATGCCCGTGATAATATGGATTATGGTGTTGATGAGATTGTGTCGGAGTATCTTGGCAACAACCTAGAATTTCTGTCGCAAACCATACCTGCCGAATATGCAGAGCGCGCAAACAGAAGCATTTTAGATGGTATGTGTAAAGGGCTTGGCGTTATGGCTATTGGCGCGGGATTGCAACTTTATGCCGAAATGTCTGAGCGCAGAGCAGAATTTATTGCCCACGACCAAACTAATGACCTTTATCTTGATTTATGTGAACGCAGGCAAAAGAATATGGACTGCGAGAGTTTCGAGTGGGTTCAAAGGCCGCATCTTTCTAAAGTTCCTCGTCCAGAACATACCAAAAGAAACGGCAATGTCTATAGATGGGATACTGGTGCAGATGATGGTTTGGATGAATGGAGATACCCTGGTGAGGGATATGGTTGCAACTGCATCCCGCGCCCTGTTTTCAATTGAAATCGAGGTGAGCCTATGAGCGATATTGTAAAAGTCCAATTTGTTAATAAAAAACTTCCCAGTGGATATGGTGGTATTCCATATACATATATAGCTGATATACCGCTTAAAATTGGCGATATTGTATACGCCCCAACAAAAACAGGTGCGCTAAAAGCAAAAGTTATCAGTGTTGGTGTTACGCATGATGAAATTGGTTTTGATATTGCCAAGCTTGCATCCATCAGCAAATTAGCAGAGGATATTATGCCGCACATAGGCACAGAGCCTAGTTATGTCATACCATATAGCGGCGAATATGGTACAGTTGAAGCTGAAACCCGCTTTATAATTCCTTTTAGCGGGTTAGACGCAGAAGCAACAACACCAGAGCCGCCAACTTGCACAGATTGCCAAGAGCTTGCGCTATTTCGTAGACGATACCAAGAGTTTTCTGACATACCAGACCAACGCATTTGTGAGCTTGCAGAGTTTGCAAGACCTTGGGTGGGAAGGCAAGTTTTCCGCTCGTTACGCCCCCAGGCGGTTATCGCTCTTATTGCCCACTGGATTTATATGGGTCAGCAGGCGGAGGATTATGCTGAAAGTGGTGTTGGTGCAGTTAAATCTTTAAGTGGGGAGAATGCATCAGAAAGCTACGCTACACCTAACCAAGTAAATTTAAACGCAGATAATGCGTATTTGAAAGAAAGTGAGTATGGGCGGGCGTTTTTATCTATGCGTCAGCCTGTTATTAGATAAAAGACGAGGAGATGATTATATGGCTGGACGCGTTCCTTTTCCACAACGCCTCCCAGGAACTTATTTTAACATTCGTTCCGAAGTGCGACCGATGTCGCCTGCTTCTGTCCGTGGAACGGTTATAGACATGATGCCATTAACGTGGTTTAACGAGGACGAGCTGGTTGATATACATATACGAGAATGGCAGTCATCATTTGCCATTACTAAACTAGGCATTTCAGCAGCAATGGCAGAGCCTTATGATGAAGATGCAAGAGAAGCGCAGCGTAGCCTTCTAGCTCTTTTAGAAAGTGGCGTTATTGCTGGTGAGCCTTATGGGCCGCTTGTGGGCTTAATTTTCCCGCAGAATACAGGCGGCGCAAAAGCCCAGGTGGTGCAAGGCGACATTACATGGAAAGCCAAGAAAAACGGAACAGCAGGCAATAAAATAACTATAAATGTGGTGTTGCAGAACGATGCTCTGACAATAACCACGTTTTTTAATGCCCAACGAATGTATGTGCAAGGTGTAAACGCTGACGTTATACGCGATGATGATGACGTTATTACCGAAATTACAGTTGATGCTATGCAACTATCCCAAGTTTTGCGGGATAACATGTTGGTGGATGCTGTTTTGGATGCAAATGCAGATAAAGTTGTTATTGCCCTTGGTGAGGTTGCTCTTGAAGGGGGCGATAATGGAGTCATTCAGCCTTATAACTCGCGCCAGCAATCTTTTTGGGATGCTGCCAGCAAAGGAACCTGGCATACAATTGCATTGTCTATTCCCCCTGATGCCGTAGGATACGCAGCCTCCAGAACTGCGTTTAGGTCTTGGTTACGTCAACTTAATAACGACCTTCAAGAGGAACGCCATGGCATTGTTGTGGCTGATTTCGCTGACGAAAACGCAGGGATGGACAGCGACCAAATTGACGTATGGACGCAGGATTATGAGTGGAACAACGACTATATGCTTGGTCTTGCAAATGTGGCTCGCCTTCACGCAGGTCGGTCTGCAGGAACAGCTGCTAACCGCAGCCAAACCAATGACATTATACCTAATGTTACTGCGGTTTCACCGTTATACACCATTAGGCAATTGGAAGATGCTGACGCTCGTGGGCTTTGTGTTCTTAAAAAGTTTTGGGATGGCAGATATGTTATACAGCGGGATATAAACAGCTTTGTATCTTGGGTTCCAGAAAAAAATATGCAGTGGCGGGATAACCGCACAAAACGCGGACTGCATGATACCAAAGTGCGTTTTAATAGAATTTTTGATACCCAGCACAAAGGGCACACTGATAACAATACAAGGGGTCGCGAAAAAGTTTTGGGTGATTGTAATAATCTTTTTAATGTTTTAGAAACCGAAAATATTATGACGGAGCATGATATTTCTAAATTGGCAATTTACCCGAGCGTAACAAGCCCAACTGCGGCTCTGCTTGAAGCTAGGCGCATTATGTATGTAACAGCAATTGACACTCTTGATTTTGATATGACTATAACTTGGTAAGGAGGTTTAAAACATGGCAAATAAATTAAATCCGCATCATAGGCGAGTTGGCGATGCGTCCTCGCGCCAATCTGAATATTTAATCGAGATTAGCGAAAACGAAAAACCAGTTACCATTAGGGGCGAGATTACGAATTTTCAAGTTGCCCCTCAATACCAGGCTTTTGGTTTTAATATTTCTGGCGGCGGGGCTTATCAAGACCAAAGCTGCACCCATTATGTTATTACAATAAACTATGCATTTGGCACAGACGGCGGATATTGGGAGCAAATGGAAATTGACAGAGAAAATGGGATTGAAAGGATACTGTCCTTAACCTCTACAACAGAGGACATGCGCAGTATGCGCCTTAACGGTGGCAGAGCAAGCCGATATGATAATTGCCACTTAATGACCCATACAGATTATGAAAATGCAGACTCTAGCTCAACAACGCCACGCACAGGGCAGGTGACGCTGTATGCGCCGAGAGATGCTAAGACAATCCTAAGGCAGTTCCGCCCTGTGCAAGGCGTATAAGGAGGGTAACCAATGAAAGTTAAACAAAATATACTGGTCGACCTTTTCAAGGATGGTCAGCAGTTTGAAAAGTCAACTAAAAAGGTTGGAATTGATGTGCGTGGTCAAATGGTGGAGTTTACCATTAGACCAATGGATTTTGATGCAGATGCCCATTGGCAGGCTAGTATGATGAAAGCGCAAGCAAGCGCATTAAATGACGGACGCTTGGATGTGGAATTTCATACAGGTGATGCCCAGGTTGATGTTGTCATCGCCCATACTTTAGAGCTTTCCGATATTTCTGATGAGGATATTGCTGAAAGCGGTGCATCCTCTAAGCGCGATTTCGTCAAAACTGCCTTAGGTAAAAACGCTTTGCCAATTCTGTTCAATCACATTCGCATTTTTAGCTCAATTGAAAAAGACTCAAAGGCTGATTATGTTGCAGAACTTGCTGATGCAGTAAAAAACTAATATACGGCGTAGGGGATGATGGCGAACTTATCAACACTTTTTATTGGTGGACTATGCGCGTCTGCCACAAGATGAAGGGTAGGCTGTTGCCTTGGGAGTTTCGCACCCTTACGCCGTTGCAACAAGCAGAATTGATTGAAATGTGGCGACCAGAAATTGAATATGATTTAGAGCAAGCCGAAAAAAGGCGGGAGGCGGAGGAAAATGGCGATAATACGTAATACAATCGTGCTTGATGACCAAATGTCCATTGCCTTGCGTGATATTATTTCTACAACTAAAGAGATGCAAAACATGGTGTGTGAAGCAACCAAAAACTTTGATGGTTGGAGCGAGAGCCTTGAACTAGCCAAGATTTATACTGATGACATGAGCGAAGCCATGAAAGCCGCAAAAGATGTTTATGAAACAACTAAAAACTCTATATACGGCATCAAGGTCAGTATGGACTACGCCAGCGAATCTGCTAAGGAATACCAGCTTATTGCCGAGGATATAAAAACGGTTACGGAGCAGATACCGCCTTTTGTATATGAGGTTGTACATGAAATTAGTAATATGAATGCAGAACTTGAACAAACCGCGGTAGGTGTCGAAAACGTCAACCAACAAACTGGCAGAGCAGCAAGAGGCGGCGTTCAACAGCTTGCAAGGTCAGGAGCAAATGTTCTTCGTTATTTCGGGCCTATACCCTCCACCATTGGCAACATGACGGCTGCTGTGACTGGTCTTACTGGTGCTATGCGCACCACTTTACCAGTTGCGGCGAAGTTGGCGGCTACAATTGCGCCAATTACGCTTATTGCGGGTGGTATTATGGCTTTGGTTGGTATTTTTCAGTCATTTAGGCGGGATGCGGATGATGTGGCTTTGTCACTGGACGAACTTAATGTCAGACAAAGTACCTTGGCAAGCGAAAGCGAACGCTTGAGTGGTTACCTGCAAGAAAGTGTATATTGGTATAACCGATTAAATGATGCGGGAGCTTCAGAAGGACTTTTAAACAGTTTGCGATATAGAAGCGAAACCCAAGAAATACTTGCAAGACATTTTGAGGTGCAAGCAGGTTTTGCTTTGTCTGATGCTTACGCAGAGGCTTTTGCGCAGGCTCAAGAGCAAACACGACACAGCAACGTGGTTACGCACTATGAAATAGACCGTATTATGGGTGACAATGGTTGGTACGAAGAATATCGAGCTATTTATGGGCGGATTTATGAAACTAGCGCGGAAACTTTGGCGCGGCTTATGGCTCATTCTGAAAGATATGGTGTGATTACTGATGAAGTGTTCTCTAAGATGAACGAACATGCAGCTTCTGTAGCTGAAAACATGACAAACCTATACACTTCACTAGACCCTTTACACCAAGAGTATGTTCAAAACTCAAGAGAATTACTTAGCCAACATTTGGATATGATTGAGTATTTCGGTCGTTTGCCTGCTGTTATTAGCGATTACGAACAAGAAATGAACGACCTAACTCAAGCCATAACAGCCCAAGACCAAGCCTCGGCAAACACAAGAAACCACATCCTCCGCTCATACCGCGACATATACGCAGCCGCAGAAAGTTTGAGGGGTAATCACTATGCACTATCGCACGCTATAAACGGCACAACAAGCGAATACATGAGCCAGCTGGATGCCTTTAACCAGATTATGCGTATGTCACCAGAGTATCTAAACTTCTTATTTAACGAGTATGGCGCACTAATGGACGTTGAACATGCTGTTTATGAAGTGACCCAAGCCCAGATGGAATTATTAATGTATCGCCAAAAAAATGCGTTTCTTGACACGGTTGTAATGTGGGGAGAGGAAGGGCGCGTTTTAGGAGTTGTTGCATCAGCCGTTGATAATTTAGCAGACAGTTATCAATACCTAGCTAACTCACGAATGCTTGCCCTTGCAGGTGCAATAGGCGACACCATTACCCAAGAAGATTTTGACCGTATAAATAACATAATGGAAACCCTTGGCACCATCGGCACATCTGCACGAAGCGGGGTGCGTGAACGCGGAGTATTTAGGCATGACGGGGCTTTGCTTGTATCAGACCCCGCTAACAACGAAATTAGGGGCGAAATTTTACGTCTTAAAGAGGATGTGTCGCGCCGTGCTTTTGCTGTTGGTGCTTATAGGCAAAACACGCCTGTTGTGATACAGCCCGCCAACAACACCTACAACATCTATCCATCCGCTGGCATGGATGAAGAGCAACTAGCCAAAAAAGTGTCTAGCTATGTTGCCCAAGATGTGGCAGACCTTATGGAGGAAGCTTATAAAAACGACCTTCGCAGTGGTTATTAAAAAACTTAAATAGTGCAATTTATCAAAAAAATACAAATTTTGCTTGACTTTCGGTTGATTTTGTCGTAAAATGATATAAATTATTTAGTTATTTTGATAAATTTTGATAAATTTCGTAAATAATTTATGATAATATTAGAGTTGGAATTTAGCAAAAAACATATTTACGTTATAATATGGTTAGAATAAAAACGAGGGTGCTACTAACACCCTCTAGGCATACCGTTGGCGGTTATGACTGAATTCGTAATTATGCTTTAGTTACAAAACTACAAAATAAGCCATTCCTTGCCTGGGGCGGCTTATTTTTTCGTGTTCTTGTCGTTGTTGGATTTACCAACCTTCCAAGTGACGTATATCAAAACCACAGTCAAAACTGATTGTATCAGTTCAGCTGGGGACATAGGAATTATCGTCATAGGCTTTACCCCTTTTCTAGGAATTCAGCCAAACACCGCCCACGATAGCTTATTTTGATTATAACATGGCAGGTCTTTTAATGCAAGAGCAGAATAAATTCACCTTGCTTTTTTTACCAGTTCGTGGTAAGATTAATCAAAAGTATTGGAGGTTTTTATGAAGAAGTTTTTTAGTCTGGTTGGATTATTATTTACTCTTGCCCTTCTAACGGCCTGTGGTGGCAGTGATGCCCAAGATTTAGATTTTAGGTCAATGCGTGATATTGAGCTTGGTGTAACAGTTTCACTTGGTCAGACCATTGATGAAATTTCAGAAGTATTAGAATTTTTAGAGGAGCACAGTGCCGATATTATTGGTGGACATGGCATAGCTGTATTTGAAAATGGAATGTATATACGTTTTGAAGATGGTGTAGCAATACATATCCAAGGTAATAGTTACCCTTCAAATGAAAGATTTGAAATTCTAGGCCATACTGTCGGAGGCGAACGCGATTGGGATTGGCACGGATTTTTATTTAGGTCATACAACGAACAGGGCGACAGGCTTCAAAATACATCAATGAGTAATAATGATGCATTTATTAACTCATCTGTTAGTTTTGAGCATAGGTTTGAGCAAGTCAGAGTAGTGGTTACTACACTCGAAACCCCTTTACCAATTATAATTAATCACTAGCCACCCAAAAGGGTGGTTTTGCTTTGTAACAAGACTGTAACAGTGAAACAGCATAAATTAAACTGCCAATTGGCGGTTTTTTATTGGAGGTAACAATGATAACACCATTACGCGACGAATTAGCCTTACCGCTTGAACCGAACCGCTTACCCCTGCGTTCGTGGGGTTATATAAAGTCTGTTGATGACGTGCGCGGCGAAACCCGCCTAAACGGTTATGTTGATGGTCTTGACGCGGCTAGGCAGATGCTTCATGCTATTGTCCATACAGAACGCTTTACAGTTCCATATCTTGACATTGATGACGGGGTGGAGTTAGAGCAGTTTATCGGGGAGAGCTTCGGCTACTATCTAGCGAAAATTGAAAATGTTTTGCTGGCAGGCATTTTGCGCGAAGATATTTTTACCAGGCTGGAATTTTTAAGCCATTCACAGCCGCTTCCGAATGTGGCTCATACTATAATGAAGGTTTACACAATTTACGGTAGTTTTACATATGGGTTTGATGTGCCGCTTGCGGCTTAAAGGGGGGCGTACATGTGACAAGGCAACTGGAAGAATTCAAGCAAGATATTATAAGGCTTATTGCAGAACATAGCGAACACAGAGATTTTAATGACCTTCTTAACGCCCTGCTGTCTGATATAAATGACCTTTCGGATACTCGTTTTGATGTGCGCCCTATTATCACGCGTATGTTAGAGCGCCTTAATACAGATGAAGATGGAAATCCTACAAGCAATCCGTTTGACACTCGCAATTTTAGCCAAGCCTTTCAGATAACAGGCCCTATTGCCATGTCCTTAGCTGATGTTAATAGTTTAATAGAAATAATGCGCAGGCAGGTGTTTGTTTATACGGCAACTGGCACAAATTTGGATGATTTAGGGCGTGATTATGATTTTCCGCGTTTTCAGGCATCCCGCGCTATACGCCAAGGGTTCACATTGGACACTGGCGGTAATATGGCGGACTTTCCAATCGGCAGCAGATTAATGACCAGAAACACAGGAGAGCCGATTATATTTGAAATTTACCAAACCCAGGGCGGTAATGTGCTTTTTCGTCATGTTCCAGACCCAAATATACCATTTATACGCGGTGACGTTGGTAATACATATTTTGGCGACTTATCCCCTGCAAGCCCTATAAATGGCATTGGGCAAGCCACAATAACCGACACCGCGGGAGCATATCAGCCAGGACAAAACCAAGAAACAGACGAGGCATATAGAATTCGCTTTCTTCGTTTTTTGCGCAGAAAAGCCTTTGGCGGCAATGTGGCACAATACCAACAAGAAATACAGCCTATTGATGGTGTTGGTGATTTAATGGTCTTTCCTGTGTTTCGTGGGGAAGGCACAACCAAGGTTCTTATTGTTGATGTAGAGTATAAACCAGTTTCCCAAGAGTTTGTAACCCTTGTCAATAATCAGGTTGACCCTTTTGTGCGCAGCGGGGCAGGCTTTGGTTTTTCGCCTGTTGGTCATAGGGTTTTAATTGATACTACCGAATATTATGACATCAACATATATATAAGGGCAGTTTTAATGCCCACATTGCAAGAAGGTCAAGTTATACAGCGGTTTAATGAAATTGCAGATGAATATTTTGCGGAGCTTCGCCAATCTGTTATTGACGAATGGGAACGGACTTATTTTTCGTTAGATGGCGGAAATATATCTAACGCATGGGTAGATGTGCGCGGTAAATTTGAAGTATTATATGCACAGTATAATGACCCAAGGTTACTTGACCTTATGCGGCATTTCCCTGCAGAAAATGTCATTCAAACTCACAACTGGTTAACACTTATCAGCGGGGAAGTGCTTGGCGCGAGAATGTTAGAAACTCGCCTTATATCCGCTCTTGATTTTAGGGGTATTTTGATAAATGGTGCTGACGGGCGCGTACATATACAACAAAATCAAGACAAGGTATACACCCCACGCCTCATCAGCTTCGTTGTGGAGTTTGTGCCGTATATCGAACAGAAACCGACCCCGCCGCCAGATGACCCAATTGTTGTAAAACGATATATAACTGGAGCGGACAAGCCCATGTCGGAATTAAGTGTCGTAGAGGAGGATTAAGCATGGTAGACCTTAAAAAAATGTACCCATTTGAGAATGAAAGCCGCATAACCCAAATAACTAACGTAACACCAATAAACGCCGATACAATACCTATTGCGGATGTGTCGGCGTTGCCGTCTGCCCCAAACCTCGCTACTATATTTGATAAATTCGGAACAACCATTGAAACAGTTAGATACGGAGGCAAAGACGGAAACTTTTTGACAGCTGTTGAGCGCGGTTTTAACGGAACAACAGCTCAATCTTGGGCGGCTGGAACAGACATAACCCGCGCCTTCTCTGCTTATGACCACGATACAAACCTATTAAATACACTTATTTTAAAAGATTTGCTTGAAACTGGCTGGGGCGAACCAGGTCAAGACGGTGTAGGTGTTCCACCAGGCGGTCTAGCTGGTCAAGTTCTCAAAAAGAATAGCAATGATGATTTTGACACAATTTGGGCAGATAACGAAGTTAGTTCTGGCGGGGAGGGCGTAACCCAAAACCAACTAACCGAAGCCATAGAAGGAGAAGCCGCAGCCAGAAACACCCAAATAATCCAAGCCATAACCCAAGAAGCCACAGACAGGCAAGGAGAGGTTAATGAGCTTAGGGGAGAGATTATAGACACAAATGCAGTTGTTGACGGCTTGCGTTATGTAAAATTATTCGAGCCGCCCTCCACCATACCAGATGATGTTGCAGTTTTACCTCTAACATCCTTTGCATGGACAGAAAACCTTATGGCGGGGCGTACATTTGTGCGTTATGTTAATGGTGATGAGTGGATTTTAGGTTACTTTGCTGGCATGTATGATGTGGATAATGCGTATGTGCGCACAATAGCGTCTAGCGAAAACAAGGATACCAGCTTCATCAAAACCCTAATCCCACCCACCGCAAGCGAAACAAACCAGCTGGCGGACAAAGATTTTGTCAACTCCTCCATATCAAATATGGCATCAAGGTATGTGACACCAGACCCGCAAGGGGCGGAAACATGGCAGTCCCTTGGTGCGCTTAGGGCTGGCCCTTGGTATAACGGTGGTGCGCCATATTCGCCAAACTCTGGCGATTATGCCCTGTTTGTTGTAACCCAAGATGATATTGACAATTTAGGCGTAAACTTCCCATTGAATTCACAAGTTAGAGCAACGTTTAGCGAGAATGTTTGGTCGCCAACATTTAAGGTAAATGACACACCTTTTACAGCGGGGCAGATTGCGGCAATAAACTCTGGCATTACAGCGGCACTGGTCGATAAACTAAATGGCATTGACTTGTCAGAAATCCAGGGCGACATCACAAATCTTCAAGCTCAAGCAACAAACTCAATAAACCGTATTTCAGCAATCGAAGCGGCTCTAGCCGCAGGGCAACCCTACGGCAATATCGGAGAATTTACCCAAATAGGGCGCAACACATGGGGAGCAGAACTAATAGGCACATCAGCCCCTGACAACATGTCACCCGTGCCTTTTATCCTTGACATGGGCAAAATTCAAATGTGGCAACAAGGTCAGCAATACCCAAACTACATAGAAATGGATGGCAATCAATTTGTTGTTATGTATGATGGCGGCATTGGGGAGCGTCACATATACACCCAAACAAACCAATCCACACCCATACGCCTTACTTTCACCATCCCAGAGCAAAGCGGCGGCTTACCAATGTATATCCAAATGTCGGTATATATCCAGTCTTGGGATAATGACCAAGCTATTTGGATACCTTTTGACTCTATTAGCAATAACGAAACTTACCCCCAGACCGTTGTTGGTTTGCAATGGATACAGCTTGGTGGCTTTGGTGGGGGCGGCAATGTTTATCCCAACGACCTATCCCAAGCCAAAATTCTCGACCACAACGCCATGGCGAAATTACAAGACGGCGACAGTCTTAATAACCTACCACGCGCAGGAACATTCCTGGCAGTTGGTGGCGTTGAATTGTTGGACGCACCTGATGAATATAATCCCGTCAACTCTATCGCTGTTATTGATAATACAACCCTAAAAGACGGTTATGCCCACCAAGAAATGCGCATACAGCCAAGGGTTTATGATATTTATGACCCTGGCGGGGGAGGTGAGCCACCTGGCGATTTGGAGGGCATCGGCACTTTGTCAGCTGGCGCGATTCTTCGCATACGAGAAAACGGCGTACCGCGTGAGTATCAAATCACTAATCAACGCGACCTGGGAGAAGATTACCAAGCCCCCACTGGAACGCCTGGAACTGCTGATGCAACTTTCGTGCAAAGGTATCGCACTTTACCCAACCGACAAATGAACCCAACAAACGTAAACAATTATGCAAACTCTGCAATGAATGGGTGGCTAAATGATGAGGTTAGCGGCTTTTTGTCCACAATTGACGAAAGTGTTCGTGACAAAATACTTAGTATCAGGATACCCTTTAGACCTGGGGCTGGCACATCTCCAAATGTCAGCCAAGGTGCAAATGGCTTGTTAGTGAAGGTATTTTTGATGTCTGTACTTGAAGTTGGTCTTTCGCAAATAGCTCAAATGCCGCTTGGGGAGGGTTCAGCTTTTGATTTTTATCCCGAAGGTAGTCCAGGTTCTGTTCGTGTAGCACAAAGCGATGCATGGAACGATGAAAGCTGGTGGTTGCGTTCCCCGATGGTTCACAACTCGCTTAGCTTCTGGCGCGTGAACACCAGCGGCAACGCTGCTGACAGTGGTGCAAATAACAACTCTCAAACCCCTCGTCCCACTTTTGCTCTCCCCTCTAACATAAGCGTCACAGAGGACGGCTACATATCATCAGCCCTACTACAACCATCATCACTACAATTAGGCATAACCGCTACAGACACATCAACAGACGCTACTGTAACACCTATCAGAGTTTTACACCGTGTCCAAACTGCTGGTGTTTGGGGTGGTTGGTATGACCCACTTGAAAACATCACACCACCCGAAAATGGTGGCGGGTATCCTATCGAAACAACAAACATAACACTATCATACCCAGCATCCGAAACCCCATCAGGCGTATCTACCACCCAGGCAGAAGCCAATATGGAGCTTACGTATAAAATACAAACCCTTGAAAGCACCTGCCTTGCAAAAGGCGACTTGGAAACCATTCAAACCTATGTTGATGCGACCCAGTTTATCTCCCTACCAGAAACAGTAAGCCTTGATGCAAAAACCACTGGAGAGAATATCCAGATACCCATAAGCCTTTTTGACCCTAGCGTCTACGAAACTATACAGCTTGCGCCAAACCGCACCGTTTTCACAGACGCTTTCGGGAATATGGCTGTTTATTCTGGCGGTTACCCCGTCACAATTGGAGATTTAATTCAAAGCGTCACCCCTGTAAAGCTTTTAGTCAAACAGGTTTTTGGTACAATAAACGACAACGTCACTGTTGCAGACTGGGATGCCATAAACATACCAACACCACCCAACAACACAGTAATAATCTATCGAAGCAATTACACCGCCCTAAACCACCCAGAAGGAGCAGGGGCTATAATGGCTTGGGGATGGTGGGATGTAACAGCAACAGCTACAACTGGCATATTTTACCTTTATGCTGTTGGAAGTGACGGCACATGGGTCAGAGAATTTAACCAAGCATCCCTCACCTGGGAAGATTGGGGGCAGTTGCAAGGCGCGCCATATTATCCAACAGACCCAGGGGGAAGTATACCGCCAGATTTTGAAATTCAAGACCTAATTTCAATAGATGCAAACAACGCTATTGTTCTTGGCGGTGATTATAAATTATTTGTTCCAAAGCCAATTTCACAAGTTGAAGCTGGCAATCAACTGGCAGTTACAAGCGAGGCGGTACACACCGCTATAAGCTCTGCTATAGGGCAAGTGTTGGGAGGTAGTTTTTAATGGCTAGGACAGATAACCTATATAACTTTTGCAAAGATATTGCAAACTCCATACGCACGGTTGACGGTTCAACAGCATCCATACCCGCAAGTAACTTTGCTCCTAGAATACTAGGGCTTACAGAGGCTGGCGAGGCAAGGAATAGAAACAGGATAAATACTGTTGATATGCCAGAGCCTGGAATATATCGCATGTTTTACTACCATGAAGAAACTGATACATACTTTATTTCCCATCAAACAAATGCCAGATTTATTGTTGCAGTAAATGCAACCACTTTAGCGTCACAGGTTATACATATCCCTGTGACATGGAACATTGCTGCCGCAGAGAGGACAACTCCCGAAGTGCATGGAGATTGGTTATACATCAAATATCCACGTACAGCATCCACCTTTAGACCCGTTATTGAAAGAGTGCATTTATATAATCGCACGGCCGATGTTATACCAACACCCCAAGGTTTAAGCGGTACTGCCCAATGGGTTATTTACAATAATAAGATGTATTTGACTAATCCCCAACCACTTGCATCGACTGCGTTCAGGGTTATAGATTTGGAAACCAAGGAAGTCAAAAGCTTCACAATGCCGCGTAATGTTGAATGTACTGGTCTTGCCGTTGTTGACACTAGGATATTTTGCGTTTGTGCAATCGGTGCAAGTCCCAATAATACCATGTGGTACTTTGACACCGAAACCGAAACTTTTACAACCTTTGTTGTTGCTGGCGCGGCAACTGCATATGGAAATCCATTTTATTGGCGCGGCACTCTTTTTGTGGGTACAACTGCAAACGCAACTGGTATCTTAACGATAAACACAGATACTCTTGCGACCGTAAGGCGCGGAACAACAGGCAACTTGATATGGACAACATTTGTTCCCTCAAATGGCGGTGACAGAGTAACTGTTTTTGGGTCAACTGCGTCCGCTAATATTCCAGTATTCAATACTGCAACGCCTGGAGTGGTTACGGTAACTAACTGGAATGTGGGCACAACCGCAGGGAGTATCCCCGCGGCCTCAATAGGGGCTGATGGTGAATTTATATATGTTAAGCTAGTAAGTCCCGCAAACGAAACAATAACTAGGTTAGACCCCTCGACCCTTCAAAGCGTTGCAATCCCTGTCGCAAGTCCTGGTTTCGCAGCGGTGCCTACAACTTTTGAACGCACCTTTTCATTCACTGACGGGAGAATATGGATTGGAATGTCATCAATTGGAGCTACGCATTTGGCGAACGGTATCCCAGTGTATGATACTGAAACGGGAGAAATTGTTGGATTACCTTTTCCGTTCTTTGTAAATGCCACGCCAGTTTCAGGTTGGCTTCCCGCTCCTTCTAGTGACCCATACAAGCCAGTACCTTTAATGACCAACCTAAATTCCCGCGTAATGTTCTTCTCATCATTAGAACCTCCAGATGATGAAGAAGTAGAGGGCGTTTCTGCAATTAGGCGGTTATCTGCAACACCCAAGGTTGATAAAAGCTTTGGCGGTGTATTCCCTATGTATTTTAATATAGGCGGAAGTGATGGCGAACCAGAGGGCAACGAACCACCACAAACACAACAAAACCAACCAATACCAATCTGGGAAGAAAACACCCCCCACGAAATAGGCTGTCTGCGCATTTGCCCAATAGATGGCAACATATACCGCTGTATAAACCCGCCACCCGTAAGCGAAAGAGCAAGAAACAGCCGAATACCACCATCAGAAGCCCCTAGGTTTTGGGAGTTTGTGGGGAGTTTAGAAAGTGAGGTGCTAGATGAACCCGAGTAGTTATTTTATAACGTTGGTAGTGACCTGGTTGAGCATTTGTTTTGAGTTTGGGGGTTAGGGATGGACATTAAGATTTTAGACAACATACACCGCCGACTTTACAGTACAAACCGTGAAGCAAACGACATTTGGCGCATGACACAACCAGAGATTGATGACATGGTTGCAGAGATTTGGCGAAACTTTAATAATACACGCGCAACCCTTGCCGACAAAGAAGGGCTTGAAATTTGGGAGCGCACATATGACATATTGCCAAATCCTGCTATAGACACCCCACAAGAGCGTCTAGATAGGGTGCTTGAAGCAAAGCGCACAAGCCCACCTTTCACAGAAGCGTGGTTTAACGGAAACCCTTTTGACGAAACTATACCAGGTAGGATAGCGGAGAAGTTCCCAGATGGTGCAGTGGTGGCTATTCTTGAAGGTTTGCGGTTATGGGTATTTATGGATGTAACATATGGAGGACTTAACGAACATGGCTTTACCCGCCGCGAATTTCGAGAGCTTGTTCCGTGGATAAGGTCATGGTGTCCAACAAATTTACTTGTTATCTCTAAAGCTATTGCATCAAGGCAAGAGGCTGTTGGGGATATTTTTGTTGCAGGTGTTGGTTTTAGATATGGCGAAAGGGCGGCACAAATACCCGAAAGAGATGCCGTAGCCATGGGGGCTGCGCAAGTTTCTGGCGTTAGTTTTAGACAAGGATGGAGGGCAGAAGCACAATGGATAAACCAGATAGAATAGTAATGACAAGGCTTGGGCTTAATTTGCGGGCAAAATGGGAAGCGGGCGCGCCAATGATTATTGACAGCGTTTGGGTGGGCAACGGTCGCCTTGACATGGTAACTGACCCACCAACGGAATTTAATGACCTGATTGCACCAGTGGCAACCGCCACCAGAACAACTGCAAAAACCCAAGATAACCAAACCCACTTCATAATCCAATATAGAAATGACATGCACCCTAATATTGGTGGGTTTTGGATTAATGAGTATGGCGTTTTTGCCATAGACCCAGATATTGGGCGAGTTTTGATACAATATGTAAACCTAGAAGAAACACCTGTGTGGATGGGTTCGAGGGATGGTAGCGGTTTGCAATTACAAAACTTCCCCGTAACCATAGCTTTTAGCGGGGATGGTGAATTTATTTTCAATTTCCCGCCAGAAGCTTCTGTAACCGAGGATGAAGTTTTGGAGATTATACGACAAGAAAACTTTGTCCGCGGCGCAATAGTTGACGGAGGCGACATAATTCTGCCAGACGGTGACGGGATATTGCCACTAGAACTCCAACAATCAATAGAAGGTGAGCTTATTGTTGGCAACCTAGAATATATAGGTGATGGTATTGTGGCTTTTGGGTTTGAAGTCCAAGACGCCCCTGTGCAGAACCTACTTAACATGGATGTGCCAGTTTCTACCCGTGCAAGTGCTTTGGATATGTCGGAATATGCCCAAGGCATCATCCAAGCGATTAATGATGTAATGATGGCTATCCCAAGAGAACAAGGGGTTATTGAGTGGAGTATTCCAGGAACTTACCATTGGTCAGTTCCTCCTGGTATAACCAGTATACGCATAACGGGTGCTGGTGGTTCTGGCGGCGGTGGCGGTGGCGCTGGCGGTGCTGGTGGTACTGGTGGTTCTGGCGGCGGCGGTGGCGGCACTGGTTTGACGACTGTTACACGTGAAACAACTCCAAACACTTCACTTACATTATTTGTCGGTCAAGCGGGAGAAGGAGCTCCTGGCGGCTGGAACGGCAGCACTGGTGGTTTTTCAGGTGGTTCTGGTGGCAGCACTGGGATAATGGGTCTTGTTACTTTTACTGGCGGTTTTGGCGGCGGCGGTGGTCGAGAGGCCGGCTCTTTTGGTGATGGTTCTGGTGGAACCGGTGGAAGTGGTGGTACTGGTGGCGGAAGAGGTGGAGATGGAACGAACGCTAGTTCAGGAGCCCCTACTTCAGTCGGGGCCGGTGGGACTGGTGATTTTCGAGGGGGTAATGGCGGGTCTGCTGTAAGTCAGTCAGTTCCACCAGGCAGTAACTGGGGTTCCAGTGGTTTAAATGGAAGATTGATAGTAGAGTGGGGGTTTGATTAATGCGTTTTGCAATGATTATTGATAATAAAGTACGACAGATTTTCGATACCCATGAACCTCTAAACCTTGGAGCAGACCCAGAAGGAAACCCTATTTTAACTGTTGATATTACAAACAAGCCACAGGTTCGGGAAGGATGGTCTTACGACCCAGAAACAGAGGAGTTTAAAGACCCAAACCCAACAGCAAACATGTCGGTGACAGCATTAGCAAACAACTCTATTTTAGTAGGCAATAAAAGGCAGGTAACAAGCCTTTCTGGTGGCAGGATTGTTTCTGCCTTGCAAGAGAGATTGTCAGGGGATGTATTGCCTATTTATGATGGTCGCTTTGGGGTTGACGGTGTACCGCTTATACCTGTTAACAAGGTTATTTTTAGAGGTGATATACTTCTAACTATTAATGTTGCGGGCAGCGATTTCGTTTCCCTTGGCGAATCAGTTGATGTTTCTGCCAGCGAATTAAGGCTCTTAGGAAGCACAACCTTCACTTTGGGGCCAACCGCCATGTCTGCCCGTGTCTCTCTTGTATCTTCCAGTCAACTACAAATTTTTGTAAACTCGTATGGCGCTTCAAGTGATACCCAACATGTTATCAGCTGGGAATTAACAACATACCCAGACGCACCAACAAACCTAGCCTTATACGCAGACTTAGATGACAACAATACTGTATATGGCGTTAAAATCGTTGCAGAACATGATGACCCAAAATCCATTAAAATATGTGATGCTGACGAAAGCACCGTTATTGATTATGGATTGCTAGGTTGTAAATATGAAAATGGCGAGTTTATACCCATGATAAACTTTGCCCAGGTTGAGGATGGGGTTGTGACAGATATTATTGCCAGAGCAGAAAACGACACCCCCCGCGGGCGCGCCGCAAGTGGGCTTGTTCGTCTTGAAACAGGGTCGCTTGTGCAGGTTGGGTGGGGTTATGACGGCGAAAATTTCTCTTCACCTAAAACCCTGGAAGAAAAGGTGGACGAGTTGCTAACGATTTTGAAGGGAGGCGGCAAATGATGACATACGAAGCCTATTACCAAACTGTGGAAGTTATAGCCAATACCTTAGCTAATACAGAAATTATTTTGATAGCGGGATTTGGCGCAGTTATACTCGGTCTTATAGGAATAACCCCAAAAGTGCTAAAGGTGGTCAATCAGATACATAATCAAACCATGGAGCGTAACAAGCTTATGATTGATGTTATTAAAGAAAACACCACATCTAACATAGAGTTGCGAACAACCCTGGAAGCAGACCGCCAAAGGCAAGAAAGGGATGGTTCAGCCCTTGTCAAGTCACTTGACCGTATACATGATAGGTTGGACGAGCAGGGCGATGCCATAAAAGACCACGGGCATATTTTAAAAACTTTGCTAAATGATAGGAGGGGTTAGCATATGAACAAACTTAAAAGCCGTAAATTGTGGTGTGCTGTCATAACCGCTGTTTTAGCAGTATGCGCTTTATTTTTTGCTCCAGAGGTGGTGGAGGACATTAGACAGTTGTTAGCCGTGTTATCACCAATTCTCATTTACATAGCAGGGCAAAGTGCTGTAGATTGCTGTTCTGCTATTGGAGGCAAAAGTGATTTGGGAAAGGGGGAGAGTTAATGCGCAAAAAAATATTTATTGACGCAGGTCATAACCCTACAGGAACATTTAACACAGGGGCAGTTGGCAATGGCATGACAGAGCAAGACATTGTTTTTGACGTAGCTAAAGAAATGGAAAAATTGTTGAGGGGCGATTTTGATGTAAGGTTATCGCGCCCCTCTCCAGATACCGTACTTGGCACAAATAACGCATCTGCAATAAATGTCCGCTCTCAAATGGCTAATGCTTGGGGTGCGGATATTTTTATATCAATCCATGTTAATGCAGGGGGCGGCACGGGTTCGGAAACATTCTTTTTTGACGGTGGCAATGATGCCAGGAGCGTTGCAAGCAATAAGTTGTCATGGGTTGTTGCTGATACTTATGCAAGAGAAATGGGCTTGCGCAACCGCGGGGCAAAACCTGACACCCAAACCCATTTACGCGCCATTGGTGTGCTTCGTAACACCCGCATGCCTGCAACCTTGGTAGAGCTTGCATTTATCGACAGCCCACAACCTAATCCAGATGTGGGCATTTTAGCATCATTTAGACCAGAGATGGCAGAGGCTTTGGCTAAAGGCATTTATGCCTATTTTGGTATGGAATTTGGGCAGGGCAACGCAGATGGTAAAGGTAATGGCGTGCCTGGCATACCAGAGCTAAACTATACAATCCCGACACCACCGCCGCAACCAACACAAACAAACAGAGAGGAGCAAAACCAAGTGACGAACCCAATTTTCAACACAATTCAAGAGGTGCCAGATTGGGCAAGACCTACTATTGAGAAGCTAATCACAGAGGAAGCCTTGCGAGGTGATGAAAACGGCAACCTTAATCTTTGCAATACTATGGTGCGGATTTTCACGGTGCTTGACCGTATGGGGCTGTTTAGCAGGGAATATTTAGCATCATCCCATGACGGGGGTAGCCAAACGATAGAAGGCGAAGCTCCTCCTAGCCTAGCTCCTATCAACACCATAATGGCACGCCAACCAAAGACGCTAACAGATTTTGAAACGGAAGCCTTATGCAAGATGGTCTGGGCAGAAGCCCGCGGGGAGGATGACCAGGGCCAACGGTTAGTTGTTCATGTGATATTAAACCGTATGGCAAGCCCTAATTTTCCAAATGGATTGTTAGAGGTGCTGTTCCAACAAAATGCCTTTAGCCCTGTACATAATGGTGCTTTTGACCGAGCCACACCATGCGAGGTTATACGCCAAAATGTAGAGCAAGCCTTAAAAGAGTCAGACCAAGCGCAGGGCGCAACGTTTTTCCGCACTATTGCAGGGGCAGAGGGCAGTTGGCATCAGGAAAACCTTCGTCAGCTTTTTGATTATGGGGGGCATAGGTTTTATTTATAAAAAGGCGGAGGTGCTTACCATGACTAGGACGCAGCATAGCCGCCTGAAAAGGCTTGAAGGGTTGCAGCGGCGTGTACAAGACAGGTTTAGCATAACTTTTCTTGACATAGGGGGCAGGTTAGGCGCGCCCGCTGGTGCTTATGCACTAACAAATATGGTGGTGCGCACAACCCGCCGCACCATTGACAACCCAAACCAGGCAGAGAGGGCAACCACGCCTGTTTTGCAAGTTATAGAGGTTCATATGCCCCTTGATGTTGATGTAAGGAATGGGGATACATTGACGGTGAAGCACGTTAATTCCAAAGGCGAAATAACAGATGCTTTCCGCGGTGTGGCAGGCGCGTCCTATACTAATGACGGGCGCAAACATGTGATGTTTGCGTACCAAGCCCTAGGGCGCGAAGATATTCGGGATACCGTTATCCCTGCTCCACCGCCAGTAAGTGCGGAAGAGGGCAATGGGGATTTATCAGAAATAACCATCGAATTTGTTGACTTAAAAAATAACCAAATCCACGACCCGATAATCCGTAAAATTAGGGTGGGGGAGATGCTTACTGTTGAAGCTTTGCCTGTTCATGGTTTTGAATATAAATATATGTATTTGGAAGGGGTGCAGCATCCCCAAAGCCATGTCACTTTCAAGGCTACACAACAAGCGTATAGCGTTGTTTTTATTTATGATGCAATTGATACTCCACTTTATATTAAACAATTTGCTGTTGGGCGTTTTCGGCGTGATGACGGCAGTTTTGATAACGGTACGCATTGGTATCAATCCATACCTATAAAGTGGGTAGGCGACTTTGAATTAGTAATCCCCGTCAAACACCTTGTACATTTAGAAACGCGCCAAACTTTACATATCACAAAAGGGTCAAGGTTGCTTTTAATTCCCAATGAATGTTTTGCAGAAGTTTTAGATATTATGGGGTTTGATGATGGTTTTAAGATTACACTGATGAAGGTTGAACCAACACAGGAAGAGTTATCAGCCTTTATCACAAACAGTTACGGAGTGTGGGGTGGTTAGTATGAGCGCAAAAGCTGACTTATCGGGGCTTGAGGATTTTATTGCAACTTTAGAAGGTGCTTTGGACGCAATACCTACAATAAATAAGGATTTTATTGGAAGTGGTATCTATGACCAGTTTTTGGAAGAAGCCACAAGGATTTCGCCATATGATACAGGAGAATTAGTTAACAGTTACAACATGACCGACCCAGTGCAAACGGGAAGCAAAACCAGAGCGGATTTTGAGAACCTAGCAGAACATGCAAGTTTTCCAAATTACGGAACTTCAAAACAACCGCCACAATATTTTTGGGAAAGGTCTATGCAATTTGCAAAAACTGGCATGGAGCAACGTTATCAACAAAAATTTTCAGAAAAATTTGAAGGGTAGGTGATTAGATGGGTAAATTATTAAGTACAACCCCAATCCAAGCAGTTGAGGATAGGCTTAGGAAGTGGCTGAAAACAATAACTATTTTTCGTTATTCCCATTCTGGAGAAATTATGCCAGTTGAAGTTCCACTGAACATATACACCGAAAGGGGCGAAGCTGATTTGGTGACAGGGGATACACACAATCCTAACGACCCGCTAATATATCCCTTTATCTTCATTGAACAGCTGCCTTTACGGCCTACGGGGCGGCTTCGTATTGGCGCATCCGTGCGTCACTTTTATAACTTCCCATTTGCATTAGCTTTTTATATTGACCAAAACCCCCTAGACCATGACCGAATACCACGCCTTAACGAAGAATTAAACACCATGGACTTGAAACTAGAAAGAGTTTTGCAAGAGGTGGAGTTGTTTGGTGGCATATGGCCCACAGAGCCTACAAACCCTTCTGTAATTTCTGAGGGGATTTTACATAAATTTATCAGCATTGAAATCCCAGAAGATTTGATTATACCAGAAGAACCTAAAATTGAAACAATTGATTTGGATTTTTCACTTAACCTTGATATTATAGGCGGTGATAAACCATGAGAAGGAGAGTTTTTATTCACCTTGCATGGGGTGGGCAGACTGTCATCATACCAGAGGTTGCAGACAGCATCCGCGTAGAGCAAGCAGGCGCACCTACCATCCAAAATATTATAGGTATAGGTCAAATCGCCACATGGTCACACCCAGAAGCCAAGAGGCTTATTGTCGAAAATCAGCAGTTTAATGAAAGGTGGATTTCTAAATATATCGAAGGCGGGTGGACACCCCGACAATATGTAGACTGGCTCATAAGGCTAAGAAACACCAAAGGGGCTTATGCCGAGCTTACAATTGAAAGCGAAATACCAACCTTGCGGCACAACTTTTATGTATGGATAGATTTTGCTCATTGGGAGGTGCAAACCAATGACGAAAGCAATATCCGTTACAGCCTTGTGCTTCACGAGGTTAACCTAGAAAACGCAACAATTAAGCGTCTCGAGCAAACTACACAGGCAGATGGCAGCACCGCAATTCAAGAACCTCCCTCCCCAAGATACGACAACCGCCCTCCTCAGCCAGAGGTTTATACCGTGGTTTCTGGTGACAGCCTTATTAAAATTGCCCGCATGTTTGGGCAACCCGACGGGGCTTGGCGTGAGTTATACACCCTAAACCAAGACGTAATACATCAAAGGGCAGGGGCATACAGGCAAGGGAGTTTAATCTTCCCTGGTCAACAGTTTAGTATTCCTGCAAACTGGAGGTAAACCATGACCCACAGCATACATGACCAAGCTAAATATAACTTATCCGTTATTGTGCGGGATAGCTACAGCGATAATGTATACAGGCTACACCCAGAAACTGTTATATGGCAAACCCACCGCATAGCATCACAACCAGGCAGCCTTGAAGTCACTGTTTCAGAAGGGTTAATCGACACAGGCATAACCATAAACCCTGGAAGCTTTATTGAATTTGGTGTAAACGGAATAAGTTATTTTCTTGGAAACATAGAAGATGTTGAGCTGGTAAAAGACACTGCAGACGGCGCAAAGTTTTCAATAAAGGCATACGACCATAAGAAGCTTTTAAAATCAGTAGCCAGCAGATACCGCCCCATTGGAACAACAGCAAGCGATTTTTTTGCAGAAGTTATGACATGGTTTAACTCCGACATCCGCAGCAAGGGTGATATTGGTATAAGTTGGTCTGTGTTAGAGCCAAGCGTTGCACGGCTAAATGATGATTATTTTGCAAACCAAACCCTATATAGCATGTTTAAACAGAGCATGACCGACACCCATATTGCCGAAAACGGCAACAGGCAATATATGATAAGGGATAACCTTGGCGTATTAGAGTGGCGAGATTTGCAAGCATTGCGCAAGCCCTTGGTTTTGGGTGATAGAAGTTTTGCGGGTTCATATACATACACCGACACACTAAAGGACACATATAATGTTATCCGTGTTTTTAGGGATAATCAGGAACTTATGATGCGTGATATTTGGACAAAGTACGACAGAGAAAATATGCAACGCTGGCGTCACAGGCAATTGAGCATACAAGCTGACGAACATTTAACAGATGCTGAGGTAAGCAATAAAATTGACTTGTTCTTGTCTGCTAAAAACAGGAGGCGGCGCACCCTAGAAATGGATTGCGCTGGAATTAATGGCTTCCAAGCAGGGGACGGGGTGCAAGCAAGAGCTTTAAGAGCTAGTATCGACCATTTTATGTGGTCAGAAAGCGTATCACATATTTATGATTTAGAACAACACAGAATGTCGGTAGAGTTTTCTGTTTATTAATTTGGAGGTGATAATATGCCCAAAAACCCTTTTGCAAAAGTTGTTGACTATCAGCACGTCCTAGCTAGAAATGAATCAGTTATTAGCGGCAGCAAGTTGATTTACGGAAAAGTTATTACGGTTGACCCGCTTTCTATAGAGGTTGAGAATGGGGAAATTTTACCATCAAAGTTTTTTCACCTGTTAGACGCTGTTAGGGTTAAAAAGGTGCGCTTTATCGTCCACAGAATGCATGGAGAACCGCAGAAAGTTCAATTTACAGGAAGTGCTAGTGAGGTCAGTAATTCCGCCAATATGCTACTATTCAATCTTGGCGCATCATCTGGTGCGGTGAGATATAATATGACAGCGGTACACACAAGCGGCGGAAATCCATATGATTGGAGTGTTTCTCCTGGGCGGCCTCCTATTGATGTTGGCGGTGGCGGCGTTGCGGTAACTGGTCCAATTGGTGCTATAGCTTTAGAGAACTTTGCGCTTAACGACACTGCTAGTTATGCGATAAATATTAATGACCTAGATGCCACGCAAACCATGACGGCACTAACCCATATCTTCAACGCCAAAGATGACATCGCTTTTCGGTTAGAGTTTATAGAGAAAGCAGAAAACCAACCACAGATTGATAAACCACAGCAAAATCAAACTGTTGCAATTGAAGGCATTATCTGGCAGGGTTTAAGAGTTGGTGATGTTGTACAAATGACAAGCCATAATGAAAACAAAGCATACCAAGTATCTGCTATAATTAACCGCAAGCGTGGCGATTACGATTACGAGCAAGCGATTTTCTGGGATAGTCGTTTAAATGATATTCCAGAAACCAAAAATATACCTCGTCACTAATGAAATATTTGATATAGAAACCAAAAACCCGCCCCACGTCTTACGGATTGTGCGGGTTTTCGCTATTCTTGCGTATGCCCTCTAAGATTTATCGTTAAAAAAATAATTTACGTTGGTATATCTAAAATATCTGCAATTTGGGCTATTTTGTTTATGTTTAATAGGTATGATGCACCTTCCCCTGATAATTCATCTACGGCGGTTACCACAAATAATTCTATAACGCCTTGGTGAATTTGTTGTTGAATTTTCTCTAGCAT